TTTCGAAAGTCATAATTGTCAATCTCAAATTGAAAGGTTGTGGTGACTTCGATTGGATAATTGATTTTTACAGCGCTTGCCGATCTTCCCCCAATGGAGTAAAAGCTGTTTCTGTCAACATTTATAATAAGTTCATAATTTAACACCCGGTTTGTGTCATAATCATCAAGACTGATTGAAATTCTATTTGGGTCGGCTATGCTATATTCGCCGCTATTATTTAAATTGGACCTATTTTGTTGAAAATTTAACTCAAGAGGCCCCCCAGTTGGGAGATTGCCCATGTTCCCAAGGACTGTGAAGGTGGTGTTAATCTCGGGAATTGAGTTGATGGAAGCTCTTGAATTATAAGACGTTAGGAATCCAGAAGTGAAGGAATAGTTTTTGTTTGTTGATTCTGGGTCCAATACATAACCATTTAGTCCCGCCTCTCCTGTAAAGTTGATAAATTGGTCTTGATTTACAACAAGCGAATTTAGGGTAACTGTTCCAACCTGGGGACCAATTGGTTTTTCAACAATTTCCTGCTGCTGCATCCCAAGGAACTTGATATTGGAAAGATTGCTATTCCAAGAGGCCGACAGGCTTTGGGCGCCTGAAATGGGAGTGTCATTTAGGTAAATAAATACATTTTCCCTATTTAGTCTGTGGATTGGCTGAAAATTTGACATATTCTTTGAACCTTAAACCTATTTGGTTTTACACGGGTCACGATTTTACCAATTTGAAAAGTTTTATGTGACCTTTCTATCTATTATAGAATGAGGTGGTGTAAAAATAGTAAAGGAATAAGGAAAAAATGGCGCAGCCTTCTATATATGACATAAAGACATGGAGTTCGGCATCTTTTAATATAAAAAGGCATGAAATTGTTGAGCATCCAGCCAATAGCCATATTTATTACTATGCCCTCAAGGATCATCAAAAATCATTGAGTGATTTTACAATAAATGGCTACAATTCCGAAAAATGGACAAAAGCCGAGGTGGGAATCAATGGAGTAACGACAAAACATTTTATCTGGTCCCCTTCATACTCAACAACGATGACTCAGCAGCCAAGATTGAAAATAGTCAGATTTGGTGTTGGTGTTGAACACAGAGCCCAGGATGGTATAAATACCAATCTTCTCAATTATGATTTGCAATTTTTAACCCGCGACGTTTATGAAACAACGGCCATATTGCACTTTCTTCATCAAAGAGCAGGGGTGGAATCGTTTGCGTTTAACCCTCCCAAGCCATTTATGAGCAATAAGATGTTTGTTTGCGAACAGTGGGAAACCCAGACCAAGCCAAGAGAACACTTCGATATTAGGGCTATTTTTAGGCAAGTAAAACCAGAACCTTATCAACTTACTTTGTAATATGCCAAACTTAACAAAAGCGCAGGCTCTATCTGGTTCAAAAAAGATAAATAAAGAGGCAAACAAACTCAATCCATCAACAATAGTCACTTTTTACGAAATAGATCTTTCTGATGTTTTGTTTGAAAATGGGGTGACAAGTGTCTCAAGTTCCAACAACAAGCAATACGAACAACTTACAATATTCAGATTTCATAACAACCTTTCTTTGACAAGGGGCGATTTAGTTTTTCAGGGAAATACGTTTTTCGCAATGCCAATTCAAGCTGATGGCTTTGAATTAAATGGTTCTGGACCAGCCCCTACACCAACCCTTACAATATCAACACTTGAGGAAGGATCGGCGGCCCTTTCCCTATTAAAATGCCAAATTGCATCTATCTCAGAGATGGTTGGGGCAAAGGTTACAAGAATTAGAACATTTGCAAAGCATATTGATTCAATTAACTTTATTGGTCGCAAGCCACCAGAGGGTTTTGACCCGGACCCGAACGCTGAATTTGTTAGGCAAATATTTTACATTGATAGAAAAATAGAGGAGAGTAAGTTAATACTTAAATATGAATTGAATACTTTGTTTGATGTTCGCGGCCAAAAATTGCCCAAGAGACTTGTTTTGGCAAATAGATGCCCATTTTCCTATAGGGGTGAGGGCTGCTGTTATGAATTTGCCGATAATAGAATAAATGGAACTTCAAGACTTTCAACAGAGCACGATGGGGTTTTGGAAAAATATCTTGGAAGAAATGGTTATGCTCCTCCGGTTGCAAATGTTGCTGATTCAAAGTTCTCTGATGTTTATGGAATTAATTATTTCAATCTTACCCAAACAGAACTTCAAGAATATGACAAGGGGGAATATGACCCGGAAAAAACATATGGCCAAGCAGAGTACGTTTATGTGACAAAAGATGGAATCAATTATTATTTTGTTGCTAAAAAGGCAGTCCCCGAAAACACTCCACCAACAAGTAATTCGGATTTTTGGGATGCCGATCAATGTTCAAAAAGTATTCATGCTTGTGGGCTAAGGTTTGGTAGGGCGGCGCTTCAGGAGGATGGATCTTTCAAGTCAACGAGGGAACTTCCATTTGGTGGCTTTGCTGGCATAAACAAGATTTCTTCTCGATAAAGCCAAGCAATATTTCCTCCATATTTTTTGTTCTTGTATATGGAATGACGAGAAAATTGTAATTGTTGTTTTTGCACCAGCGCCTCTTTATTAAATCTCTTTTGACCCTATTGGAGAAGTTATCATTGCTGGATTTGTAAAAATTCTTGATGTAGTGCGCGGGACCATTAATTTCTATAAGTGTTTTATAATTAGGAAGATAGAAGTCAAAAATTAGGGCTTTGTCAGTTTCGGGATTATAGCATGTTTTGAACTTTTTTTGGTGGTTGTAGTGGATTTTGTTTCTAATCAGGATTGCCTTCATGTTTGTCTCCAAGGATGACTCTTTACATTTTGGGCAACCACCTCCCGCTAAATGATTGTCTGCCCTAATGCTAAAAATATGACCATTTTGGCATGCTACTTTAATTCTTTGTCTAGTCCCTTTGTAATCCAACAATGAGTAATTGAATAAGTTGCCATGTATTGTTCGAGCCCTTTTTAAGAAATCTTCGTAACTAAGTTTTGAGCATCTCAAACATCCATGTCCTTTTTGATAATGGCTTTGCGCATTTTGTTCAAAAATCCCGTGTTTCGGACAAATTATTTTTACTTTACTCTCTCTATTCTTATACTCAACCAATGAATAGTCATACTTATCCCCATGTTTTTCCCTAGCCATTCTTACAAAATCGGCGGTTGTATATTTTTTCATCTATTATAATTATAGGGATAAAAAGAATTTCCCGAAAAAAAAGTGTAATTGTGTAAAATATCATAAGGCAAAAGGATATGATCGAGGAAATAAAACGTCATTGTTTAAGCAATACCCGGCAGGAAATGTGCGGGCTTATTGCATTGAGTAAGAATGATTTACATATAATTCCATGCCGAAATGTTGATGAAGATCCAGAATTTGGCTACGAAATTTCTTATGATGATTTCCTAAGGGCGGAAAAGATTGGTGATGTTGTTGGCGTCTTTCACTCCCATACAGAGAGGTGTTCCGATTTGCCAAGTTTGTTTGACGTTGAGTATGCTGAAATAACCGGCTATTTTAACATTGTCTATATCAATAGGTTGGATAAATTTGAAATTGTTGACCCGGAATAACGATTAAAACCGGAGATAAAGCAAAAGCTTTTTGGAAATGGGGTTCTGCATGATTAATATCAACATTCCATTAATGAGAATCAAGTCGGCGCAAAACTATTTTCCGGGTGAGGAAATTGGTGGAATTATTCTGCAAGATGGAACGACCGAGTTCTTTAAAAACCTTTCAAAAGACAAGCAAAACCACTACATTGCCAATCCTTACGAAACAGAAAAATTTGAAAAGGACATTTATTGCACTTTTCATACCCACGTTAATCAAGATCATAATCTTTCCGAATTTGACAGGCTTATTAGCGAAAAGCAAAAAGTGCCAATGCTTGTCTATTCCAACTTAACAAACAATTTTGAGTTCTATGAACCAAAGGGAATTAAAATACCATTGCTTAATAGACCGTTTATTCTTGGGATTTTTGATTGCACCGAACTTGTGAAAGATTACTACGAGGAGGTTCTTAACATAAGATTTCCAAAACATGACTTTTTTCATTGGCGGCTATTAACTTATGAAGAAATGGTTAAGTCACCATACAACAAGGAGGAGTATATTAATGTTTTCGTTGATTATTACAGAGGTCTCGGTTTTTCCAAAGTAACCAAGAATATTCAAAAAGGAGACATTGTGTTTTTCCCCGAAAGAGATGTAAAACCAGCTTGTCACGTTTCTGTATATGATGGAAATGGAGTTTTTTATGACCAGCCATCAAAATCACCATCAAGAAAAAGAACCCTCAAAAATTTCGTGTCCAAGGGCAAGGTTTTCCAAAAATCAATAGCTGTAATGAGAAAGACATCATGATGAGCCAACAAAAAGCAAAAATAACACTGCATGGATATATTGGAAAAAAATTAGGGAAAGCCAGGTGGGATCTTGCGGTAAAGTCTGTTGGTGAGGCAATTAGGGCTATTGATGTTTTGACAAAAAACCAACTTACAAAACTTCTTTATAACTATGACAAACTTGGCGTTCGTTATAAGGTGTTGATTAATGGCAAGCATTACAAGCCCGAACACAAAGATGATGTTGAAAAATACACTCAGTCTGGACTGACAATAAAAAGAACATTAAAAAGCCTTGATATTATTCCTATTCTGAAGGGAAGCGGAAAAGGTCTTGATATTTTCTTGACAATTTTGGGGGCTATATTGGTTATTGTTGGACTATATGTTGGCGGCCCATATGGTGGTTTTATTGCGGCTGCCGGTCTTGGCTTGCTGGGAGCCGGGGTTGCCGGATTGCTCGCCAAACCGCCAAAGCCAAACCCAATTGCCCCAAGTACGGAAAATTATTTGTTCAATGGCCCAACAAATGTGGTGGGGGAAGGTAGGCCGGTTCCAGTTGGTTATGGAACAATGCTCGTTGGGAGCCAAAGAATTGCTGCAAGTTTTAAAGTTTCTTTTGAATTGGCTGATAATTTAGAAAACGTATCATAATGATTATTCAAGGTTTTGGAGGAAAAGGAGGCGGGGCAAGAAAGCCGGTTATAGAACCAGAGGGAATTTTTGTTCAAATTGACGGATCTGAAGAATACCAAAGGGCTTATTCAAAAAATAGAATAGAACTACTGGATCTTCTTTGTGAGGGCGAAGTTCAGGGCTTGGTTAGTGGCTACAATAGATATCATGGTGGCTATATAGGAAGAACGGGATGGTCTGATGTTGAATTCATTCCATTTAATGATGGTATTTTATCAGGAACAAGTATTAACTCGGGGGTTTTAAGATCTGTCTACTATAATAACACGCCAGTTCTTGATGAATCAAACAAATACAATTTCTCAAACATTCAATTTAAGTTCGTTCCTGGAACGGCAAATGGGGCGACAGGAATAGGAACGCAGTCGATATTTGACGAAGAGATTACAATAACAACTCCGATTAGTGAAAACTTGCTTGGTCCAAATTTTTCTTATTCGGACAATGGAAGGCCAATTCCAGCGTTGGGGACTGATAGAAAAGACAAGTATAGGGGCAATTATGATGCCTTGTTGCAGCTTGACCCGGATGCCGCGCTGCAAAATAGAAAAGTTTATAGATTCTATGACAGAAATATTGTTGCGTTTAATGTAAATCTTAGGCTAACATCCCTTAATTACCAAGAGGTTGAGAATATTAAGAAATATGGAGATAGTTTGTCATATCATTTTGATGCGATTATTAAAGTAAGACAGGTATTTAAAAACCAAGACACCCTGAATTTATTTTCAATTGACAAGGAGAGAAATGTTAATCTTGTTGGCCGTGTTTCAAGTTCCCCATTCTTATATACCGAAAGAATAAACCTCGAAGATCAATCAACAAATAACAATTTTTTGGCCTGGGAGGTCGAGATTATAAGAAAAACAGCCGAGGCTGTTCATCCAGCCGTGTCTTGCTCTGCGAATGTTGATTCAATAACCCAAATTTTTAGTCAAACATACAGATACCCGCATTCAGTTTTGGCCTCCAATTTATTTGATGCCGAATTTTTTAGCCAAGTTCCCGACACATCATACCTGCTAGACTTAACCAAAATAAAGGTTCCCTCCAATTATGACCCAATTAAAAAAAGCTATGACAGTTTTTGGGATGGAACTTTTAAAGATAACAAGGAATGGTCCAATAATCCTGCATGGGTTTATTATGACATGATTACCAACAAGCGCTATGGACTTGGTAATTTTATTGATGAGGATTTCGTTGATAAATGGTCATTGTATGAAATAGGACAGTATTGTGATCAGTTGGTTAGGGATGGTTATTCAGCCGCAGAGTCACCATCTTCTGGACTTGAGCCAAGGTTTGAAGCCAATATTCTCTTAAACACCCAGGAAGAGGCGTATGATGTTGCAA